CCGGAGGGGCTTTAGGCCTCAGAGATCGAGCTTGCGTGCATCGTGAGCGAGGGTTTGTCGATCATGTTTTCTGGGCGAGGCTGGGGCCCGCGGACTGGAGGCTGGGACCTCCTACCGCATCGGTACGTTCTACGCGTATGTTCGTGTCGACACGCACGTAAACTGTCGGGTTGTCGCGGTTATCCTCAAACCGCGAGTGGGGGTGGAGGGGGGAACGCTCGACTGTGTTTGACGACGGTAGTGACTAGATCTCACGACGTCGGACCAGCCGTGTCCCCTTCCACCTCATCTTTTTCTCCCAGCCCCTCCCCGATCGAATTACCCAGCGGGGGGGAAACAAGCGTGCTGGCGGGCGTGTCGCAAGACAAGTTAAGGACGTCCACTTCTGTGGACGTTGTCGCTCGATAGGGTGGGTCCACCCACTCAAGGAGGCCCCGAACGGGGGGGTCTCTACCTTGCTCAAACGTAGCCGCACGAGACCTAGAAGTCAGCGTAGCGGGCGGTATCGTTCTTTGTGGGCTCATGCACCCACGGGGACACTCGCTTAGCGAGATGGACGTCCGGCCGGGCGATCCAGATACTACATTGCATTCCCAACCCAATTTCGTACGTCATCAAAAGAAATAAGGCCAATTTCGACGTCGGTTTTTCGGTTTTTGTCGCGGCGGGTTGCGCCGTCGCGCCGGTGATTTTCACGTTTCTTGCCATCAGCATCGGGTTCTTCCCGGCTGTTGTTTGCGCGCTGAGCCTGGCTTGTGCCGGCGCAGCGTGCCAGCGTCTGGTTCAGACCGCGCCCGAGCGCGCGTGCTACTGCCAGACCAAGCACGTCCTTCCCACCCCTCGTCCCCAGATCAGCATACCGCCGTGCAAGCGCGATGTAGATTACGACATGGGGGGGCCAACGCCCACGTCCGTCGGGGCCACGACGTTGTCGGACCTTTTCGAGGCCGGCACGTCGAGTTTTCCGTCGTACGAGAGCAGCATTCCATCACCGTCCGTGTGTTCCAGCAACTCTGATGAGTCCCTGGACACACGTAGCTCCAATTCAAACGATTCGCCTCCTTGGCGGTCATTGTTCACCGTAGACGAGCCGGCCTTCCGCGCAACCGCGCCCGCGCGCCCACCGCGCGGCCGTGCTTTGCGCGCTATCGTCTTCCTCGCGCTGGCTGCCGCCGCGCGCGGCCTTGACTCGTACGTCAATTCGTTCGTCAGCTCAATCGCTCACACCGTCAACGGCGCCCACGCCACCGCCAACGAGTACGTCGCGGTGGTCGAGCCGTACACCGACGTGTTTCGCAAGGACCTTGAATTCCTTTATGCGAGCCCCGAGCCTATCCCGTCTCTCGCCAGCATCAGCGCTCGCCGCAACATGTTCGTCCACGAGCACGTGCCCGTGCGCGATGACCGCTGGTCGGCCCCGTCCCCCAGTCCGTCCCCGTACTCCTCTGTGCCTCCTGACACTGAGGAACCCGATTGGGATGAGGCTTGGCGGTGGACCAGGCCGGCCATGCCCATCTGGACGTGCCTTTCCATGGGATTTCTCCTCGTGGTGTCGTGGTGCTGCCTGTTTTACAGGTGGAACGAGCGCCTCACATACGCTAAGTACATCGGCGTGTGGTTTGGCGATGGAGACGTGGCGCTGTACGTGTTTCCAACACTTGTCGGCACCAGCTGCGGATGGTCGTGGTCTTACACCGGGGATGGCCAGTACACGCTTAAACGCGGTTCGGAGTCGCGCACCGTTTATGGCGATCGGCTAACGGCCGTCACCCCGTGGATAGGCCGTTTTGTGCAGACCGCTCGCCTCGTCGAGTACGACGACGAGTGCCCCCTGTTGGCCCGCGTTCGTTTTTCACGCCCTCACTGGTCCACCGGCCTCGTTCCCGCCGCTTCACATCCCGTGCAGTCGTGCGACGCCTCGTATTTGTACCACGCCGATACCGATCGCGTCGAGCTTAGCTGGCTGGGCTCCGCGGTGTCGCATTATCTGCCCGCGGGCGCGTTTCGTTCGGCTTGCGCCCGCTACCGCCTCGCCACCACTAAGGCGTTTGGCGTCGTGAGCGTATCGCTTCAGGGCGCCACCAAGAGCGACGAGGTCGTCGCTATGGCCATGTCGCTCATCAAGAGCGACCACGATTTCGACACTGCGGCGCTTCCCGACCTCAACAACCAGCCTCTGTACGTGGGCGACCATCCCGAAGACGCCCGGGCCGTCGGCATCAAGCCGGTGTCCAATGTCGTCTACGCTGTCAAAGGCTTCGGCATGGGGGCGTCCATGATGTCAACGGCGACCGAGAAGGACACGATCGAGCGGCGAATCAACGCCCCTCGTTCCGAGTACGTCGGCGACGAAAAAATGAAGAACTACGCCAAGCGCTTCCTTAACTACGTCGTCGGCGGAAAGACCCTGCTTCCTTGCGACCATGATCGTGTCGCTAAGCAGATGAACCGTCCCTCGCAGAAGGCCAACCGAGCCGCCGTCGACACGATCATGGACTTCCTGCCAACAACGCTTAAACAGCTGTTCATGAAGCGCGAGCCCGTGCCCGTTGGCAACCCGGCGCGCAACATTTGCACTGTTTCACCGCAGCGTCTTTACCGCATGGCTCGATTCACCCTTTCCGCTGCCGATCACATGCAGGGGTTTGTCTGGTGGGTCTGGGGCGTCGGTTCCGGCGAGACCGCTCGCAAGTACCAGCGAGCGTGCGCCTCCAACGCCAACATGCAGGAGTCGGATTTTAGCAAGTTCGACGCCTCTCTTGGCCCCTTTTGGCTGTGGTTCAACAGGCTGTTCATCTATTCACTGTTTCCTGATCACAAGGACGAGCTGGACGAGCTCCTTGGCGACTCCGAGTTTCAGGAGGTGTCCACCACCTTGCGCCAGAAGTTTTCTTACGGCTGCGGGCGCTTCTCTGGCGTTAACGAAACCGCCTTGTTCAACAC